TTTAGGTGATGTTTCGCTTGATTGCCCTAAATATAACCATCCATTTACTTCTATTTCCGTTTCTGTGTACACTACCGAGCTACTGCGTAACTCTTGGCCTACATCAGCAGTTACATAAAATTCTGTTTTATCTTCCCATCTCACATTAATAGATTGTGATGTGTACGTTGAATAATTACCGTAAGCATCTAAGCCCCCACTTCCTACCCAATAAGTAGCTGTATCGAAATACTTAGTCATTTACGTTAATCACGCTTAACGACACTTTTTTACCCCCTAACCCTTGCATCGTTCCTGTACTATCTAACATTAATACCATTTGCCCAAATTGAGAAAATTCTAATCCTTTACCAAAACCACCTGCATATGTATCGGTGGCATCACCTAACTTTTGGCTTTTTAATTGCCTTTCGTCATTATGCAACGTCAATAAATGTGCGGTTAAATACTTCTCAATTTGTGTTAATTCATCTGCACTTAAACCACTGTTACCAAGATGTTTAGTTACTAATAAGTTCGCTGTATCAATGAACGGTGTCGTGTCCGTAACTGAATTTAAACTTATTATTTTTTTTACATCGGTATCAGTGGTTCGTGCCATTGTTTAAACTTCCTCTTTTACTTCTTTTACTTCTTTTACTTCTTCTTGTACTTCTTCTTTCTTTTTAACTTGTTTCTTTTTCGGTTTTTCCTCAACTTCAACTTTTGTTAATTTGTTTACAAAAATTGGCTTGCTTGCTTCTTCTTCTGTTAGCTTAATAACAGAATTGCGAGGGAAATAATTCCCCTCGCTATCTGTGTGATTCCCGCTAATAATATAACTATATTTTTTAGCCATTATCTACTAACTACGCTCCTGTTGCGTAACAAACTCCAGAATTTCCGTTTGAATCTGATTTAACCACTAACGCCATTGCTGCTAAAACAGTGAAATTAGAAATCATCGCATCTGTTTTTGGTTGCTCGAAAAATGTTAAGTCTTGAGCCACTTTTAACTCGATTACGTCGCTTCTCATTTCAACTAAAAGCAATTCGCCGTCTGCTAAGCCAGTACCTAACTCAACTTTTCTGATTGGTGCATATGACTCAAAACGCTCTTTAAAGGTTTTTTCTCCTTTTGTCGTGCTGTAATCTTGGTCAATATATCCCCAGTTATCTGGTGACACATACAACACACAAGAATTTTCTGCGTAACCATAACCGTCATTCTGTAAAGCTTGGATCATTGATTCAATGTTAGCTAATGGTGTTTCACTTCCACCGCCCCATGAATTAGAGATAGTTACAGTGTTTACATTTGGTTGGTTTTTAAGTCCGTATAATTGAAAGCTATCAACATTGCGACCATAACCATTTAGGCAAGTTGTGTTGATTGACTCAGAGACAACTCGTGTTGCAACTTCAATCCCTGTAGTGGAAAGCCTAGATGTTGCCTGAATTTGTCTTTCGGTTAAAGAAAAATCTTTTCTGAAAATCGGTACTGGAACACCTGCTTCAGTGAATGATAACGCACCGTTTTGTGAACGTGTGATTCCATCCATGGACACCTCAGCTGGGGTCATATCCGATACTTTATCATACGATACAATCGTATCACCTAATGTTAAGCTGTTATCAACAAGCCCATACTCGTTTAAATCTTGAACAAGTTTTAAATCTTGCTTTGCAACTTTAACCAACGCATCATCAAAAAACTTATATGAATCTGTTGGCAATGAGCCGTTAGTTCTCATTTTTGAAATATCTAATTTTCCTGTTTCTTCGTTAAATATAAACATTTTATCCTCCTTATAAAATCTCTACTTTGATACGTGCTTTAGATGACCCTGCACTGTTATCAACTGCTGTTAATGCGTACGCTTGAGTGTTTGAACCGTCTGCGTCTTTCTTGAATCCACCTGCACCATCAAATTCTAATGGATCGCCAATAACGATTGCTGCTGCCGAAGCTGCGACAAACCCGTATACCTCGTCACCCGATTGAGCATAGTTAGCTAGAACGTTGTCGCCTGTTGCGTAATCGTCATCAATTCCGCCACCATTTGACGTATTTTCTACAGCATATAGTAATGAGTTAGTTCCTACCGCCGTATGACGGATAAAATCGCCATCGCTGGCTCTCTCTATGAAATCTCCGGGTGTAATTGCACCTTGCGCTTTCCCTTCTTTTCGGAAAGGATTTCCGTTTGTTTTTAAACAAATTGTGTTCTCTGACATTATTTAACCTCCTGTAATCTTTCGATAAACCCTTTTGGTTTATATTCTTCTTTATTATCAATTAAACTTGATCCGTTACCGCTATAATCTTTCGGCTTAATCAAGTTATTGATTTTTTCTAACACTGAAAAAGAAAACGTTTCAACTTCTTCTGCGCTAAAATGTTTATTATCAATTAATACTTTTTTAAGTCCTTGCTTTTTTTCATCAAATATTTTTGCTTGATTCGCAAGAAACTCTTTTTTTTCGTTATCAATTAATTGATTTTCAACTATTTCTTTTTCTTCTGTTTCTGTTTCTGTTTCCGCTTCTTCTGTTTCTGTTTCTTCATTTTCTTTTACTTCTTCTGTTGTTTCTTCTGCTTCTGCTTCTGTTTCTGTTGTTGTTTCTGCTTCTTCTTCTGCTGTTTCTTCTGTTTCTTCTGCTGTTGTTTCTTCTGTTGTTTCTTCTGTTGTTTCTTCTTTTATTTCTTCGTTTTGAATTTCTGTCATAATATTATTACCTCCACTCAAATTTAACGCTTGATAGCTAGTCTTTTGGATTACCTCGAGGGCATCATCTTCTAATATCACTACATTATCATCATTAATTGCGTAACTTTCTTTGTATACGCTTCTGTTTTTGCCAAACTCATAGACTACCGAGTTATCATATATATCAATAATATACACTACATCATTATACTTTTTTTCTAGGCTTAAATTTAATAATTTACTTACCTCTTTTTGGCTGTTCTTTTTACCGCCACACACTCCCCCACATTGGCAACTATTAACACTAATTGACGCTCCGCATCCATCCTCAATACTACATGCTCCAACTGTATTAGGTAATAACGCTAAATGATCGGGTCTAATATTTCTTACAATGGCATCATATTCATCATCACCATACTTACCTGATACCATTTCAACGTTAGAATATAACCCTGTAGACACTTCCATAATCTCACCATTTTCAAAACTATTAATTAAGTAATCTGCATTAAGTTTTTTTACTTTTTCAAGGTTTAAATAAATTTCCCCTTTAAGTTTTTTATCTTCATATTTTGAATTGAAAACATAACCCACACTATTTAATTCTTGGATGCGTGGACTTTTCGCACTTACCGCAACGCCTTCAATCTCTGGATGATTAATAGGTACTGGTACACCATCCCATGTGTTAGCCCAGCCCTCAAATTCTTCCGAAGGATAAAAAAACCTGTTCATTACGCCTTCCTGCGCCATTATTACAGGGATAACCATATGTTTCACACCTTCAAAATCGGTGTATTTAATATTACTTGTTTCTACGTTACATTTTATTTTTCGTATCATAATATAACTATCTTAACACTTTTGGATTGTCATATACAAGCTCCAAAAGACTGACTGGAATTTCTGTTATTGTACACCTACAATTCGGCTCACCAATTAACGGCGTAACTTTGTCTTTTGAATAAAATTTATTATTTCTTTCTCGGTGAGTTTGCCTTACCCTAGCATCCACCCCACTAATCCAACGAAAAACTACCTCTTCCCCTAAAAAATCTGAATACGCATCAACATTATTAATTCTCGCAAGATTAAACGCATTGATTACCTCAGTTCTTGCCAATAGTTTAGCTCGTGTTATGCCAATTTTTTCAACTCTATCAGTAATCCTTTTAGCCATATCGTTTGGGTTTTCCCCTTGTAGTATTCCCTCGGATATAATGTAACTTATCTGTTGGCTCATAGCCTCAGTAATTCCTTTTAGTTGGTCAAAATCTCTTGTAAATATTAATTCCATCGCCCTAGCATGTGGGGGTAAATTAACTAAATTAGGTAAATCGGGTATAACATTCTTACCTAATCGCTGTTGCATTACTGACGTGCTTTTTTTTATTCCTTTTCGATACGCTGTGTCAATATAAGCTAATAACCAATTTATATTTGAATCGTCTTTTTGTACACTTCCCAATAAAATTATTTCGGCAATTGCCCCCTGCAACCAAGAATCAAACTTTTTCAATTTGTCACCGTCTCTTAAAAAAATAAATTCTTCTTTTTTTAAGGCTTGAGCATTATCCACAAAAATTTTATTTTCTTTCACGCTTTCCACAATTAACCTATTTAATTGTTTAAATCTTCGGTTAATCTCTGCTACTGCTTTGTTTCTTAACGTAAGCGTCCGTGTAGGGTCGTCACTAACATTACAACATAACATCAGTCTATATCGTTCGCATCTGCGCCTTGGTATTCTTTCCCCAT